CCTGCCGCCCACCTAATTTCCGACGTGGCCAGGGTGCACGAGCACGGCGGCACGCAACGGCCGCGGTCGCTCCGCGGCCAAACGCAGGAAACCCTGCTCGCCGCCGGCACCAACTGGCGGCTGCACGTCGGCGGCCACGGCCCGATCGACGACCTAGGCGAAACCGCCTACATCAAGTTCACGAGCGAAGCGCAAGTCACAAAAAGCCGTCGCTGGATCGAGACCGCACCGAACGACGCGTTCGGCAACACCGCCAAGATGCGGACGCAAGCCGAGAAACGCCGGGTGCGCGCCCTGGTCGCCGCGCAAGGCGGCGTCGCGACATACCCGCAACGTCCATTCATGGGGCCGGCCCTCCTGGAGAACCTCGACCGGCTGCCGAAATTCTGGGCCAACAGCGTCCAGTGACCACCGACCGTAACCCAACCCCCCAAGGAGAAACCGCAGATGACGCGACTCGGACTCGACTGCAAGCTCTACCGCAACACCGGCACGTATGCCTCGCCGGTGTGGAACGAAATGCCCAACGTCTCGGACGTGACGATCCCGCTTTCCAAGGGCGAGGCCGACACGAGCACCCGGGCATCCAAGTGGAAAACACGCAAGGGCACGCTGAAGGACGCATCCATCGACTTCCAGTTGAAGTACGTCCCGGGTGACACCGACTATGCCGCGCTGCTCGCATCGTACATCGACGGCACCACGATCGACCTGCTGGCGCTCGACGGCCCAGTCGGCACCACCGGATCGCAGGGGCTGCGGGCGGTGTGTGAGGTGTTCAACTTCCAAGAGGGTCAGGCCCTCGAATCGGCGGTGACGTTCGACGTGTCGGCCAAGCCGGCGCCGGCGTTCGACACCAACGGCGCTCCGATCACGCCGACGTGGTTCACCGTTCCGGCTGGCGGGGGTTCGTGATGCCTCACACCTTCCAGGATACGGCCGGGCGCGTTTGGTCTATGTCGATCGGCACCGACACGGTCAAGCGCGTCCGGTCCCTTCTCTCCGTCGACCTCATGGAGTTCGTCGAAGGGACGCTCATGGGGAAACTCATGGCCGACGTCGTCCTGTTCGTCGACGTGCTCTATGCCATCTGCAAGCCAGAAGCAGATGCCCGGGGCATCACCGACGAACAGTTCGGTCAGGCGATGAGCGGCGACGTTCTTCAAGCCGCGGAGGAGGCACTGGCCGAGGGGCTTTTTACTTTTTCCCACCCGTCCCGCCGCGAAGCGGCGCGGACGGCGTGGGAGAAAATGAAGCAACTGCGGACGCGGGCCTGCGAACTGGCGACGGTGCGACTGCGGGATCCACGGATCGACCGGATGTTCGAGGAACAAATGGAAACGACCGGCCTCGAATCACCGCGGCCGACGCCTGGAAACTCCTCTGGCAACTCGCCGGGGTCGTCGGCGTAAACCCGGGGCCGCTGACGCTCCGGGAACTGTTCTGGATGGCGGATGGACGGAGGCGAGACGAATGGAAACGAACGGCTCGCGTATGCAGCGTGCTCGCAAACATCCATCGCGACCGCAAAACACACCCGCGACCGTTCACCGATGACGACTTCAACGATTACGCCCCGCCACCGCCGCCAGAGCAGCGGATCACCGCCCCCATTGCGGTCCTGAAAAGCATTTTCGTACCCAGGGAATCAACAAGGCCATGTCGTCCTCCGCCATCCGCGCCGGCGCCGCCTACATCGAATTGACGCTCCGCGACCGGGTGTCCCGGCCGCTGCAGTCGGCATCGGTCGCGCTCAAAGACTTCGGGAACGCCGTCGCGTGGCAGGGGGCCAAGATCGCCGCCATGGGGGCCGCCATCACCGCGCCGCTCGCGGCCATGGCCCATTCGTTCGCGTCCTCCGCCCTGGAGGCGGGCCGGTTCGCCAACAAGCGCGACGCGGCCGCGGTGTTCAACTATGTCAACGCCCTGCAACGGCTCAACAACGCGTTCGGCGAACTGCGGGACGCCGTCGGGTCGGCCGTGCTGCCGCTCATGGCCCGCTGGCCCAATGCGCTGGCCCGGATCGTAACCCAGGCGGCCGCATGGGTCCGGCAAAACCGCGGGCTGGTGCAAAGCATCGCCAAGATCGGGAGTGTTCTGGTCGTCGCCGGCACCGTCATCGGGGTCGTCGGCAAGGGAATCGCCGGCCTTGGCGGCGTGCTCGGGGTGCTCGCCGGCATCGCGTCTACGGTGGCCACGGCGGTCGGCATGCTCGGGAGTGCCGTGGCGCTCCTGCTCACGCCGATGGCGCTCGTGATCGGGGCCGCCGTCGCCCTCGGGGCGGTGATCCTCCAGCAAACTGGGCTGGCCGCTCAGGGCATTCAATGGCTGCAGGACACGTTTACCGAACTGCACGACGAAGCGCTGAAAACGTGGAAGGGAATCGGCGACGCGCTCGCCACCGGCGATATCAAGTTGGCCGCCGAAATCCTCTGGCTCCACATCAAAATGGAATGGCAGAAGGGGGTGAACTTCGTCAACCAACTGTGGATCAGCGCCAAACAATTCTTCGTCAACCTATGGAACGACGCGGTCTTCGGCGTCGCCATGATGTTCACCGACGCTTGGGCCGCGGTCGAAAGCGCGTGGACGGAAACCGTGGCGTTCATGCAACAGGGCTGGCTGACGTTCACCGGCTTCCTGTCAAAAAATCTCAACTGGGCCGTAGGCGAAATGGAAAAGATGTGGGTGAAGTTCCGCAAATGGCTCGGCGAGGACATCGACGTCAATGCCCGCGTCAAGGAAATCGACGACACAACCAAGCGAGCCGGCGAAATCCTCGACCAACAGACCACCGACAAAAAGGCGCAGACGGAAAAACGCCGGCAGGATCGTCGCAAGGAAATCGAGTCCACACGCCGCGGCACCCAGGACGCCCTCGGCGCCGACCTCGTCACCGACCAACAGCGACGACAGGACGCATTCGACCAACAGCGCAAGGCCAGCGAACAGGCGCTCACGAGCGCCAAGAACGATCTAACCAAGGCACGCGACAAAGCCGCCACGCAACGGGCGGACTACGAAAAACGCAATCCGCCGCCGCCCGACCTGCCGGTCGTCCTCGGGAATGAGCAGCAGAAGCTGGAAAGCAAGGGCTCGTTCAACGCGCTCGCCGTTCGCGGACTCGGGGCCGACTCGGTGGCTGAGCGCACGGCCAAGGGCGTCGAACGCGGCGCCGAACTCCTCAAAAACATCGACAACCAAATCCGAAGGGGAGGGGCCGTATTCGTATGAGCGGAACCGCCAGGATCGTCGAAGCGTTCGACTCGGGCCGCGCCACATCGGCCGAAAGCGAAACCCAAGAGCTGCGCTACATCGTCACCGGCGAGGACGATGAGTCCGACGTCATTGCCCTGGTCGCAATCACCGCACCGACGACGATCGGCCCGATGGTGCGCATGTCGATCGACGTCACGCCCCTCGGCAATGACGTGTGGGATTGCGTGGTCGCCTACGAAGGCAAACCGGACGAAACGCAATGGACGTTCGAGACGGGCGGTGCCACCGCACACATCACACAATCACTCCAGACGATTGCCCGCCACGCGGCCGCCGGCCAGACGGCCCCGGACTTCAATGGGGCCATTGGTGTCAATGGCGACTCGATCGACGGCACGGACATCACCGTGCCAACCTACAACTTCACCGAAACGCGAAAAATGCTCGCGTCGGCTGTCACCGGCGCGTACAAGCTCGCCCTCTTCCACTGCACGGGCAAAACCAACAACGCCACGTTCAAGGGATTCGCCGCCGGGGAAGTGCTGTTTCTGGGTGCCAGCGGCTCGAAAACGGGCTCCCAGCATTGGGAAATCGCGTTCAAGTTCGCGGCCAGCCCCAACGTGACCAGCCTCTCTGTGGGAAACATCACCGTCGCCGCCAAAAAGGGGTGGGAATACCTCTGGGTGCGGTTCCGCGACGAAAACGACGGCGCCGCCAACGCGCTCGTCAAGCGCCCGGCCGCGGCCTACGTTGAACGGGTGTACGAGTCCGCCGACTTCTCCACCCTGGGTATCGGCACATGAACGGCGACGCGTTCAAGCGAGCCCGGCCCGGGGAGCGGCTGACCTTCTCAGCCGCGGCCTGGAATGCGTGCCTCGATGCCGCGGATGCCCATCGGCAACGCCCCAACGGCGGCGGCGCCATCCAGCAATTCCGCCAAGCCGATATCGTGCTCGTTCGCAACGGCAGCGGCAACACCGTGCCGCGGTTCGGCATCCTCGGCATCGACGGCGCCATCGTCACGCCGACGGATTCGCTCCCGGAATTCCAAAGTCAGTTGGCCGTCCGCGGGATCACACCGGCGGCGACCCACTTGGGGAAATTCGTCGTCTGCCTGGAGCCCCTGGACGCCAACCAGATCGGCCGGGCGTGGATTGCCGGCGTCTGCCACGCCCAGGTCGAGGTCGCCGGGGATGCCGACCACTTCTGCGACGTAATTTCCGGCGACCGCACCAAGCTGAAATCATCGCCGGCCGGATCGGCGCGGATTCTGTACCGCGACGGCAACGGGGCCGGCACCAAATGGTGCTGGATCCGGCTTGGCGACTCGTCCGACAGAATACGATACGGCAAAACCACCGCCGCGTGGAACAAAAACACGCTCGCCACGATCGAGCTGTGGGAGGAAGGCGGCCCGAATGCGGAAGCCAAGAAGACGCCGGCCGACACGCTCGCGGATTGCGTCAACAAAATGGCGGACATTCCGTCCGGCACAGGCGTTCACGTCACCCGCGGCCCGTTCGGGGCGTGGTATCTCATCTCTGCGGAGTGCTGACGCGTGGTCCTGCTCCCGTGCTCTAACTGCTGCCAGCCCCCTTGCACCTGCCCGGCGTGCACTTGCTGCCAGTGTGTTTCGTGGCAGGCGTTTTTCGACTATTACGCGACATACCTGTACGGCCAAAAGGGTTACTGGATTCGGCCTGACGAGGACCTGTCGCTCTACGATGGCCTGTATCGTGCCGGAGTGTGCAACCTGACGCGAGCCTACGAGTCCAAATCCGCATGCGTCACGGCTTGCCAAGAGTCTTTGGCGCCGTGGGGCGGCGAACCGTATCCCGGGTTTTGCTCCGAGGACGGCGGGCCGTGCGGCGACATTTACATTTTTGGCGGCGGATGGTCGGCTCCGCTCGTCGACGGGGTATTGGCAACACCGGAGATATTGGAAGAGCTTTGCCCAAGCGGGGCGAACCCGCCTGACGTCACTGGCGACGGCCTGACGCATTACGCCGGCACTCCGCAGTTCACCGGGGCCGGCACGCCGGATATTCACAAGCTCGTCTTTCGGTCAGGCCAAAGCACTGGCGACCCGATTGCCGACGCGCTGTTTGTCCGCGGCACTCGCAACG